GTCCTCAGCGACCGCCGATCAGAGTGATGCAGAGATCGAAGCCGCCTACAACAATCAGGTGACGACCGTTTCGCAGGCCGAAGCCGAAGCGGGAACGGCGACGACGATTCGCACTTGGACCGCCGAGAGGGTCAAGCAGGCGATTGCCGCGCTTGGAGGAGGCGGTGGCTCTTCCAGCTGGTCCGTACCGTTCACGGCTCAAAACTTCTCATGGGATACCGACAACGCGTCGGGCGCTATCGGATGGGAGGTTGCACAACTGGACACGGCGAGCTTTAAAGCTACTGGGGAAGGCTTGCAGAACAGCACCGCGACACAGCAGAGCGGAACCATTCAAGCCACCTTCGCAACCCCGCCAGACGCAACGAGCCTTGACGCAACAAACGCTTTCAAGTTTGTTTTGTTCGGGGATAGTAGCACCTCGACCCAATGCAAATACGATTTGACTTTGTACGGGTACAACTCGACCTTCGGCGGCATCACAACGGTTGATACACTAACGGGGCAAACGATCACCACGGCGGACACGCCAGAGGTTTTGACCCTCGCAACAGCCGACCTGACAAGCTCCACACTTTTCGACTACTACACGGTCTCAATCCGCATGTACTCGAAAGACAATGACGCCATATACCTAATAGGAGGGTCAATCAATGGGGCGTAGCATTGACAGGCGACCGCCTGCATGGTGCGTCTCTGGGGTTACATTCAACCACGCAGACGCACGGCAATTAGCGGCGAACGGAGATGCCCCCTCTATTGCTGGGGATGCCGCAGTCGTTGGAACCAGTTTAGATGTAGATGTTGTAAATTCTGTCTCTGACCACATGACGAATCCATCTGCCGCGCAAGGGTTCAACTTTGGCAACGGCATCGGTGTCGATGACGACCCCTTTACTATGATGGCGTGGATGAAGGCCGACGCATATACTAAAGCCTACCAGCATATATTTTTTAGGCAACCGGGTACGACAACGTGCGACGGTATCCAATTCGTCCACCGCGCCAATACTACCCGACTTGACTTATACATCGGCAACGGCTGGATCGGGGGCGGAAAATACATTGGGGGTCGGTACGAAAGGTCCACCCCGACGGGGGTGTGGCATCACTACGCCGTGACCTACGATGGTTTGCGGTCGGTGGGGGGGGTATATGTTTATGTGAACGGAGTCGTCGTCAACCGGACTACTACATATAGTAGCGGATATAATGGTAGCGTCCGGACAAACGCCATAACGAATACAGGTGAGTCGGTGGAGGGGTTTGTTGACGGGCAGATAGTCGCGAACCGCGTTTTGACAGCCAACGAAGTCGCCACCGTCTACCAACAAGGCAGGAGATAAAAAATTATGAGTACACCAACCACAATTAGAGAAGCAGTTGCGGCGGCAATCTCCCGACGCCCCAAGCTACGTCGGAACCTTGGCGCACTTTTGAACGCTGTAAACGGCTATCAATTCATATCCGCAACCGATCAGGTCGTTGTACCACGCGAGGCGGCAACCGTTCTTGCCGAAGCCGACATGAAGGATCGAGCTATTCAACTTGTAAAGGATCTTGGAAGCAACAAGACCAACGCCGAAGTATGGACGATCCTTCAACAGCTTCCGCATAAGCAGGTTAACTCGGTAGCTAAAAACTACATCCGCAACGGAGCGACGGCAGACGGCAGGCTTGAACGCGCCATCGCATGGACCGAAATCCTTGCAGTACGCGACGAAGCAAACCATGCAGAAAAGACGACCGGCACGGGGTTCTCTGACCCGAACTTCGCAGAGGCGAGCGTAGCAGAGACGCAGACCAAAACGAGCTTGTGGGTGGACGTATATAATGGCGGCGTACCTGTTACCCGCGAGCAGGTCGAGGCGGTGTTGTGATGTCAGTTGATAAATCGCTAGAGAACGCTACTGAAGCGGCAAAGAGCATGGCTACAGGCGCACCCCAATGGGTAGCTGTCCTGCTAATTGTGGTGTCATTTGTAGTATTCCTATGGGCAGAGGGACAGCAAGACCTTGCCGCCCTAGCCGTAAAGGATCACTCAACAGCATTGCGTATCAGTCAATGCCATGCTGTACAGGTAGCAACCGCTCAACAGACATCCGACGCTATGAATACTATGGCAGTAGCTCTGAAAGAACAGAGTGAGATGTTTCGAGACTTCACCCGCGAACTGGAATACCACCGCATAAACGACTGGAAAGAAAAATGAACCGACAAGAAGAATCCTTAACGTGGAAGCACCTCCTACCCATCTCAGCCATAGTGCTGGGAGCTTGCTTTGTCATGCTGGCCTCCACCGGGTGCACCAATCCCAATGCGGGTAAGTACGGCTATCTCGCGCACAAGAATTACATGGAGCAACCGCGAACGGGCGACACCGAGAAGATCGTGGTGGGCGTTGGCGGCGAGTATTCCCTCATCATCAAAGGTCCAGTCACCGTCACCCGCTCGATGCCGTTGCGCGAGCTTGCCTCCATCCCGAAGGATCCGAACGTAGTCAACACCGGCATCGAGTGGCTGGGGCGGATTGGCCTTGGGTGGATTGTGGGCGGCGCTTTCGCGGACGCGGCCGCTGGCCCCACCGTCGTAAATCAGCCGGCGCCATTAGTTGTTGAGCAACAGATTCCGTTCCTCGTTCCAACTCCCTAATCGCCATGGCTCGCTTCATCGCGGTGAACGGGATCCGAACCAACGGTGTTGATAACATCGATCGGTTGACGGAGGAGTTACGCGCGCTGGGCCACGAGGTCATCGACCTAGGCTTGCCGGTGATCGGCGCGTTCGCCGCGGCCTCCCGGAAAACGCAAATGACGAACGGCCGGATGGTGGCCGATGCCGCGTTGCGCGCGTTCCCGGACGGCCGCGGAATAAATGTCATCGCCCATTCCAACGGAGTCCCATCGACGTACCGGAGCATGTGGCAACCCACCATCCAATTTGATACCCTTTTCCTATTCAACGGCGCGATGCGGGCGGGATACCCGTGGCCGACCGAAGGGTTCACCCGCGCCTTCAATATCTACAACCCTCACGACAAGGCACTCAAGTGGGGGAGCCGCGCGCGGTGGATCCGGCGTGAGCATATCTTCGGTGACTTCGGTCGGACTGGATACGATGGGCCGCGCGATCGCCGGATTGAGAATGTCCAAAACCCGTTCCGTGAAGGAAAGAATTTCCACAACCCTTGGCATTCTCGCCAAGAGGCGCGCCGGTGGGCTGAGCAGATCGGCCGATGGCTTAAAGAGTCGGAGCGGCCGTATGCGGTTTGCGACTCTCGCCTGCCCGCCTAGAAAGCCGCGCGCGGTTGACCTACCCTAGCGCCCGCGTTCCGGGAGATCGCGCCGCCTGCGCCGTTACGCGAGGCCGGGAACGTACAGCCGCGGCTCCTTGGTCGGGATCCGGCGCGGGTCGCGCGGGTCGCGCGGGTTTCCTATCCTCCCCTAAACTATTCCCTTCCCTCCTCTGATCTAAAAAGGTTTGTTTTATTTACCGGGAGGATGCCAAACCCGCGCGACCCGCGCGACCCGCGCCGGAGGCCGTCGAAAATAAATACCCTTTTACCGCGAAAGGTTCTCGACTTAGCGGAGAATGTAGCTATAACGGTGGTAGTGAAAGCAACGAAAGAAACCCCGAAAGAAAGAGAAAGAAAAATGACGGATAAAGAAACTGTAACCGAAGCGGCCGCGGCAATCCTCCGAACGAATGTGGAAGGGCGCTTGCTCTCCCTAACGGACGCAGACGTGGCTCTCCACTCCGGCCGCGCGGCTGATCTTTATATCGAGGAACGCGCTGAAGCTGATATGTACTTTCCTATCCTCCCGGTGGATGAGATCGACATGCGCGAGATCGTCGGTGAAGTTTTAGATTCGGCCGGAGCTTACGGCGAACACTACCACGGTTAACAAACCCGAAAGAAAGAGAGAAAGAAAATGACGACACTAGAATTACTAACGAACGCCGCCCAACGGATCATTCAAGATCCCCGTTACCTCCCCCACGCGCCGCTCTCCGATGAGAAGGCCGCGAAGATCGCCGCGGATGCCGCGGCTGATTATATCGACTACATGGAAAGCCGCGGCAAGCCCGCTCTCCCGGTCGACGCGAAAGAGCTTTGCGAACACGCGGACATCGCGATGGATCGCGACGGCCTCCTTGGAATGAACCTTTAACAAACCCGAAAGAACGGAGAAAGAAAATGCACTACGAAATAAATGTTTCACTAAACGGCCAACACTACTTCGGAACCCACGAGCGATCGGCGACGAACGGGGACAAGGCATACGACCTAGCGCGCGATCTTCGCGAACGGTTCCCGAAGTCGGAAGGATTTGAAGTCACGCTCTGGTACTATACCGGAACCTCAAAGCGGATGGACATCGACTCCGGGGAGGAACTGTGAACCGCCCCAAGCTCGCGACGGCCGCGGCCGATCCCGATACGGAAGCGGGAGCCATCGCGATCCTCGACCGGGAGAGCGACCACGATACCCGCGCCGCGTTCGCCGTACCGGATCCCGTGGTGGCCGGCGTGTGGAAGGTTACACTACCCCACGACCACTTCTATGGTTTCGAAGTCGCAACGGTATGTATCGTATATACGGCAAGCGGAGACTTCGAAAGCGCGCCCGCGGAGGTGTAAAAATAAATACCCCTTTTCCGCTATTAGGTATCGACTTAACGAGAAATGTAGCTATAACGGGTGTAGAGAAAGAACCCCAACCCCGAAAGAAAGAACGAAAATGAAAGTCATCCAAATAAAAGAAAGCCCCTACAGGAAAACCTACGCGACCGAAGCGAACCTGACGAAAGGAACCGCCGCGTTGGATCTGTCGCTAACGGCCTCGATGGAAAATATGAATGTCCGCGCCAGCTCCGTTCGCAAAATGATTTTTCGGATGCCGGATGCCGCGGCGCGCTGGACCGCGCTGTACGTATTAGATAACACCTCCACGTTCCTCGCAACCCAGATCTGCTTAGCCGGTTTCCACGTAACAAACTAATTCACCCGAAACAAAACCAAAACCAAAAGAGAAAGAAAATGAAGAAAGTAAAAAGCATTGAAGTAACTCCCGCCACCCCGACTAAAGAGCTTGTTGAATTCTGGAACAAGCACGCCGCGAAGATCGGCCGGAAGAAGGTGGTGAAGTTTTCCTCCCGCGGCGTAGCTGAGACACGCATCGACGTCCTACAGGATGAGCTGGGCGCTCTTGGCGCTCTCGCTACGGAAGAAGAAGGCGGCGAGGGGAACGGCGCAGGCGAATCCGGGAAGCGTTCCGCGGGCATCGCCCTTAGCTGGCAGGATCCGGCCGTGCGCGCGGCGCGATCGGAACGGTCATCCGTTACCGTCGACGGCGTACCCTACAAATCCTGCCCCGCGGCGTTTCGCGCTCTGGGGATCGACCTGAAAGGGTGTATCCAATTCCGCGGGATCCTGAAGGCGAACGGGAAAGAGACGGACAGCGAAGGCCGCAAGTGGGTCAACGTGCCGAAGGTAAAGAAGTAAACCCCCAAGCGCCGCGGCGAGAGATCCCGCGGCGCTTTCAATTTAACGGAGAAAATGAACATGGCTAAACATAGCAAGAAAACGGCGGGACGGCCGCGGAGTTACACGACTGAGACGGTGGTACGGATCCGGCCGCGTGGCGCGACCAAGCTTCAGAGCGAGTCCGTTAGCAAGGCGATCATCCTAATGATCCTGAACACCCGCGGCGTCGCGACTATCGGCGAGGTCAACAAGCACTTCGGATACGACACGACCCGATACATCCACTCCTTAATTCGAACCGGCTGGTTGGAGGTGGGCAAGTGATCGTCGGAGCCGGTCTGGCCGGTCTGATAACGGCCCACGCCCTTCCTCGCGAACCGATCTTGGAGGCGATGTCGGAGCCAACGGAGATCCACAAGGCGCTCCTCCGGTTTCGATCCACGGCCGTCGCCGATCTTACGGGAGTTGAATTCAAACCGGTGACCGTTCGTAAAGGGATCTGGAGTGACGGATCCTACCACGCCCCCTCGCCGCGGCTCGCCAATCTCTATTCGACAAAGGTGCTTGGGAAGGCGCTTGACCGATCTATCTGGAATGTCGATCCCGTCACCCGCTACATAGCGCCGCCCGACTTCTATGAACAACTCATCAATTCCGTGGGCCATCGGATTACTTGGGGCACGGCGATCGGAGGCGCGGACCTCGCGGGGCCGGATCCGGTAGTCACCACCGCGCCGCTCCCGGTAGTGATGAAGTTGCTAGGCTGGAGAATACCAGAGCTGGAATTTGATCGCGCGCCGATTACCGTCCAGCGCTTTCGGATCGAGGATTGCGACATCCACCAGACTGTTTATTTCCCGGACCATAGCCACCCGTTATATCGGGCGAGCGTCACCGGCGATCTACTCATCTGCGAATTTGTAAGCGGATATGATCGCGAGATCCCGCACGATTGGCTGACCGATACGCTCGATGTATTCGGCCTCCCGGCGATCGACCCGCCCGCACCGCTCGATGAAATCAAACAACAGTACGGGAAGATTGCGCCGATCGAGGAGCCCACGCGCCGCGGCCTTATCAGCCAGCTCACGACAAAACATAACATCTACTCCGTGGGCCGGTTCGCTACTTGGCGGAACATCCTTTTGGATGACGTCGCTCACGACGCCGCAATGGTCAAGCGGCTTATCCATTCCGGCGATTACGCGCGGACGCTCGCGGCGCTTCCGAAGGAGTTGACGTGAAACGAAAAAGATCGAACCGGAGCGCCGCGCCGCTTATAGATAAACGGATGGCGGGAGAGCTGTTGTTGTTCCTCGCCTTTGCCGCGGTGGCGGTGCTAGTCGCAATCGAAATATTGGACTGGAACCTAGGCCGCAACTAGAACTGAACTGAACAGAAACGAAAGAAGGAGAAAGATGAAGAAACCAGAAGTACAACTAGTCAACTACACCGGTGCCGGTTCGCCGGATCCCGCACGCGCCGCGGCGAACCTATTAGTGTTCACTAAGCAGACGCGATTGGAAATGAATCCTGATCTACTATCGGACATCGAAGGGTGGTCTGCGCACGCGATCCGGGAGCAGTTAGAATACATGGCCAATACGATTCCCTCCAGCTGGGAGTTTGTCGATTACACGTTCATGATAAATAACGTCACCCGCGGATTCACCCACCAGTTCGTTCGTACCCGGACGGGATCCTACGCCCAGCAAACAATGCGTGTTCTTAACGTCGACGGCTGGACCTACGGAACCGGCCCCACGGTTGCCGATAACGACGGTTGCCAAGAGCGATACGATGAGTGTATGACCGACATCACGCACGCCTATCGCGACCTCATCGCTATGGGCGCGAAGATCGAAGATGCGCGCGGCGTTCTCCCGACGAACATCCATACAAACATCGTCGCCAAATTCGATCTCCGAACGCTGGCGGACGTCGCGAGAAAGCGCGCGTCATCCCGGACCCAAGGCGAGTACCGAACGGTGCTCAACCTAATGTTAGAGGAGGTGAAGCGAGTCCACCCTTGGGCAACGCTTTTCTTTGATCGCACGTTCGATGCCGCGGCCGCGGAGTTGGAGGGAAAGGTGATGGGGATCATGCCCGACTCCGAAGCGCGAACCGCGGTGATCAAACTCATCGACCAGATGCGAGCGACCGTATGAGCATAGCTATCCCGCGCAAGCTCGTGGTGTTCGATCTCGACGGTTGTATCAGCGACGATCGCCACCGCCTCCACCTCCGGCCGGAGGATCCGAAAGGCGACTGGCTCCCGTACCATAACGCCGCGCCGTTGGATGAGCCGCGGAACGTCGATGAGGTTCAAGGCTACATAAACTCAGGCCACCGCATCTGGATCATTACCTCGCGGCCGGTGATGTTCGTGGCCGAAACGCGGCAGTGGCTGGCGAAGCGTTTCGGCCTAGCCGCGGCGGACTTCCTTCTCACCATGCGACCGGGAGGAGACGCGCGGCCGTCGCCGGGATTGAAGGCGGGGTTGCTCGCCAAGGCGATGACAGACATGGCGATGACGTTAATGGCTCGCCAAGCGATCGTTATGGCCCACGACAATCGCCAAGATATACTGGACGCATACGCCGCGCTAAATATCCCCACCCAACTCCTCAAGGCGTACCCGGAGGAGCCGAAAGAACACACCGGCGTTCCGGGGATCCTCCGGTCAATGGCGTCGACTTTTGAGGAGCGCAACGCGGTCTATAAAGACAACTACAAAACGGTGTCCGCGATCATGGCCGCGCTATTCCCGGACGGCGTACCCGCGGAGTTGTACCACGCTCCTCGCTTCGGCCTGCTGGAGATGGTCGTGGGGAAGCTCACCCGCTTTGTAGCGAGCGATCTAACGCACGCCGATTCTATTCACGACCTCGCGGTGTACGCCGCGATGATCGAAAGCGAAATAACAAAAGAGGAGGTAGCGCGATGATGAAAGTCACCTTGCTAGTACCAACGAACAAGCCTGTGGAATACATTCAAGATTTTCTTTTGAAACCCTCCAGCACAGAGGCGCTAAAACCCCTCTTGGAAAAGCACCCCGTTGGGATCAGCTTGATATCCCAACGGATGACCGAACCGGAATTTGCCGGCGCAATCGACGGCCGCGGCTTTGCCTCTTATCAGTTTACGAAACGAGCGCCGGAGCGCCCTGTCAGATTCAACTTGCTGAACCAAATTGGAGCTATCGCCGCGCGCGATTCGGAACACTACTTGATGGTGGATGATAACCTGGAATTCAGAAAGGATTCCGGCCGGAGGATTCTACAAGCTGTGGATTATATGGACGCCCAACCCCGGTGCGGCTCCATCCAGTTCACCGGCCACCTTGGCGGCTCGCCTTTCGGTGAGCGCATCGTACCGGTGAAGAGTTATTTTTCATCCACCGCGCGCGGCATATTATTCCGCAACATTAATGACGGCCGGATCTATACTGAGGAGCAGTGCCGTCAGGTCGGGCCATTCGCCGATTGTATCGTCACCATCAACGCGTTGTGCGCCGGTTATTATTTCGCCAAGAGTTTCAACCACTTCACCCAACACCGCGATAAGCAAACCACCGCGACGTATAATGCCGCGGAGTCGGACAATTTGCTTCACGACCACTTGCTTGAGGAGAGCTTTCTGCCTTGGTTTGAAAAGGAGTTTTTGCGCCCCTTCAAATTCACCTACAAAAACGGTTTCATGAAGATCGGTCGCCAGTGGAACAAAGAGATTGAGCGCCGGTATATCGCCGCTGGCGGATCCATGGATGTGTTCGAATGATCAGCCTGATATTCGATAATGAAACGACCGGCATCCCCCTTCACCCGACCGCGCGGCCGGAGGTACAACCGCGCATCGTGGAGTGGGGCGGGATCCTCGTGAACTCCCGCGGCGAGATCCTTGAGGAATTCGGAATGCTAGTGAACCCTGAGTACGTTATCCCGGACGGCGAGAAGATCGGAAAACTATTGGATGCCGCGGGCGTGCTAAAGATCTCCGGGATTGTCGTTGAGGATCTCGCGGAGGAGCCGACGTGGGGCGAAGCGGCCGCGACCATCCGCCCCTATTACGAGAAAGCGGATCAAGTCATCGCCCACAACCTCCCGTTCGATCACTCGATGGTCGAGTTGGAGAATGAACGGTGCGGGATCGAGGGATGGCCTTGGCCGGATCGCTTGACTTGTACGGTCGAGGAGCACCTACAGATGTTTGGCTATCGGATCCGGGAGAAAGATCTGTATGAATACTATACCGGGGTGCCGCTTGACCAGACCCACCGCGCGATGGATGACGCGAAGGCGCTTTTGGAAATTTGTAAGGCGAGCGGGGTGCTGGTATGAACCTCCCGAACCTCCGAACGAGGAGCGAGTACAGCTTCCGATCCGCATACGGACCTATTCCGCGAATCCTAAGCCGCCTAGAAGGGCTGACCTGCCCCGCGGCTGGGCTAGTAGATACCCTAGGAACGTGGGGCCACGTAGCGTGGGAGAAAGCGTTGAAGGATAGTCCGGTGAAAGCGATGTACGGCGCTGAGTTTCCGATTGAGATGATCGACGGCCGGAAACCTACATTCTGGATCCTCGCGCTTGACCTCGCGGCCTTCTATCGGATCTCCTCCACCCCTCCGCGATCCGAAGAAGAAGCGATGAAGCTGACCGGGGTGATCCGGTTCGCGGGCGCGGCGCTCCGGGATCCGGCCGCGTTCGATTACATCGACATCAACCCTTCCTCCCGCCTCCAACTCCGCAACGCCATCGACCTTCACCGGGAGACGGGCAAGCCGATGGTGCTAACGGGGTTGAACGATTACCCCGCGCCGGAGGATCGCGGCCGCTTCCTAGCGTGGAACGATTCGAAGCGCATGACACCCCAGTACATAATGAGCGGAGAGGAACTGGTTGAACGGTTCCGGGATACCGGCCTGCTGACGGAGAAGGAGTTGGCCGCGGCGATCGCGAACACCATCGAAGTCGGGGAACGGATCCCGGCGTTGGTTATGAAGCAGGCTCCGATCATTAAAGTGGACGGGGATTTTGAAGGCGCGATCGCCGCGGGGAAGGCGTACCGACTAGAGCGCGGGCACATCGAGGAGTGGACTGAAGAATATGAAGCGCGACTCCGGCGTGAGATGGTACTGATCGCTGAGAAGGATTATGTTTCATACTTCCTCGTGGTCGCCGATATGATCCTGTGGGCTAAGGAACGGATGCTGGTTGGACCGGCACGAGGATCCGCGGCCGGTTCGCTCGTTTGCTACCTGATGGAAATTACCGAAGTGGACCCGCTCGTTCACGGCCTGCTGTTCGAACGATTCATTGACGTCAACCGCGATGACCTCCCGGATATTGACGTTGACTTTAACGATAAGAAACGCCATCTGGTTCTCGACTATCTCGCGGTGAAGTACGGTCGCGAGAATGTTGCCCGGATCGGATCCGTGAACCGGCTCAAGCCGCGATCGGTCATGGCGCACGTCGGGAAGAAGTTAGGGATTTCAGCCGGCGCCACCTTCAGCGTTCTTAACGTCCTAGTTGAACACAGCTCCGGCGACGCACGCTATGGCCACGCCATGGAGGATACGATGGAGGGAACGCAACCGGGACGCGACTTCATAAAGAGCTATCCAGAGGCATCGCTCATCGGCGAGTTAGAGGAACACGCGAGCCATACCGGCCAGCACGCCGCGGGTATCATCGTCGCGAATGTTCCGGTGATCGAGTACTGTACGGTGCGCGACGGGATAGCCCACATCGATAAGAAGGAGGCGGAATATTTGAACCTTCTGAAGATCGACGCGCTGGGCCTCCGAACGCTAGGCGTCATCGAGGACACCGGCTGTATAACGCCGCAAGAGCTTTACGATATGAAGCTGGATGACCCGGAGGTGCTGGCGATATTTAATGAGCACAAATTCTCCGGCCTGTTCCAATTCGAAGGCGCGGCCCAACGGCGAGTAGCGGTTCAAATTCCGATCCGAAGTTTCAAACAGATCGACCACATCACCGCTCTCGCTCGACCGGGACCGCTGGGAGGCGGCGCGGCCACGGCGTACCTAAACCGCGACCGCGGCGAGGAGCCGATCACCTACCGCCACGAGTCCATGGCCGAGTACCTAGGCGAGACGCACGGCGTTGTTCTTTACCAAGAGCAGGTGATGAGGATCTGCCGGGAGATCGGCCGGTTCAGCTGGGCCGATACAGCCGCGATCCGGCGCATCATGTCCAAGTCGATCGGCCAAGAGTTTTTCGATAGCTACGGCGCGAAGTTTGCGAAGGGCGCAGAGGAGTCTGGGATGACCGCGGATGAGGCGGCGATCGCGTGGGAGGAGATTTGTTCATTCGGATCGTGGGGGATGAATAAGAGCCACACGGTTAGCTATGCGATCATCAGCTACTGGTGCGCGTACATGAAGCGATACCACCCGCTGGAATATGCCGCGGCTTGCCTACGAACCGCGAAGGATGACGAGCAAGCGGTGGAGATCCTCCGGGAGTTACGCGATGAGGGCGTTGAGTACGTTCCGTTTGATCCGGTACATTCGCAAGCGACGTGGACGGCCGCGGCCGGGAAGGTCATCGGTGGCTTCACTAATCTCCACGGCATTGGGCCGGTAAAGTCGGAACAATATATCCTCAAGCGCGAGTCCACCGGCCTAACGGAAAAGGAAGTCACCGCGCTCCTCGCGAGGAAGGTCAAGCACCACGACCTTTCCCCGGCCCATACGCTCTGGCAGGATTATTATTCCAACCCGGACACCTACAATATCCGGGGAGGGGTGAAGGAGTTTGGGGAGCTGGTCGAAGGTGAGGAGGCTGTGATGATTTGTATGCTCGTGAAGAACGATCGCCGCGACAAGAATGAGGCGATGTTAGTTGCGAAGCGCGGAGGCGATCGGATGAAGGGGCAGACGTTATTCCTAGACAGCTTTGTGGTCGATGATTCCATAAGCAAGCCCGCGCGGATCCGAACCAACCCGCGCCTATGGCGAGCGATCGGCGAACCGATGGCGGACAAAGCGGTGCCGGGGCAAGATTGGTTCCTCGTTCGCGGCCGGTGGCTCGCCGACTTCTCGATGTTGCTCGTTCAGAAAGTTAAATGCCTAACCAATCCGGGGATGTTCGAATGAGTGAGGAACAGAGAGATTTTGAAAAGTTTATTGGACGCCAACGAGAGGCGTACCGAAGGAATTGCATATATTGCCGCAAGGCATTTTCGGGCACCCGCTTTGATTGCGTTTGCCCTGATTGTAAGAACGGAGAAGATCATGAGTGAGCAAAGCGAATCTCTTGAAGCGGCTTGTTCTTTGGACGAACTGCGCCAAGAAATAGTGTGGATTGAGGAGGAGTTGACGGCAGATGCGGAACTTAACGGTTGTCGTGAGTGGGATCTCGTCAAGGATAGACACGCCGACAACCTCGACAAGCTGGAGGAATTGAAGGCACTTATTTTGGAGAACGCGGAGGTGAGCGACGAAGATCGCTCAACCGATTTGTTGAAAGGAGAAGAGTATGAGTGAACGAAAGTTGAAATGCACGGTTGAGGGTCAGCACGTTAAGCCCTGCTCCCTGCTCCGTGAATCTTGCGAGTACGGACACCCGAAGGGTAAGAAGCGTGGTCTTTGGTGCTGGGCTTTATCCACGATTGAGGGACCGACGCGGACAGTGTTCGGCTTTAAGAGCGGGGATCACACCGAGCGCGGAATGATCTTCCCTCATTGCCCGTTTTGCGCTGTGAGGATCGACGGACCTATTCAGCCGAACGGGGAGAGCAGGGGCGAAAGTCCTCCTGCCTCGATTGGTTCGGAAGGGGGGGGCGTGATGAGGTCATGGTAGAGGTAGAGTTCGATGTATATGGCGACTGGATTCCCCACGACATTGAGAAGTACATTGAGTCGGCAATTAGAGAAGATGTAAACGTGTGTTGGGGAGATCCAGAAATCGGATCGGAGGGAGCAATGCTTGTGAAGTTTGCCAAGGTTCAGAACGGGGAGCGCAGGGGCGAAAGTCCTCCTGCCTCGATTGGTTCGGAAGGGGGGGGCGTGATGGTGGGTCCGACAATTGGGGCGGATATCCGCATTCCTCTGCGATATCGCTGGCGGTGGTTTTGGCGAGGGTTCTTCAATCCGTTTGCCGACCCCGAAACGATGGTTCTGCGCGAAGAGGTCAAGCAGATCATAGAGGATCAATTCTTTGCGGAACGGATGGCGTATAGGGCGCGTGTGAAGAACGGGGAGGTCAGCGATGACTAAATCGACTGAACCGACTTGTTCTACCCAGATGGGCGTTCGTGTATGGGGTCTGCCACGCTTGAGGGTTGAGCATTGGGTTGTGGCGAGACACAGGACGGACCGTATTTGGCACCACCTCTGGGGCTTTAAGGTGTGGGGCTTTAAGGTGTTTGTGGGGTGGAATTGGAAGAACGGGGAGGTCAACGGTGAGTGAAACGAAACCAGTTGAAGCGACTTGTTCGCCTTTTTGGTATGGTATCGGGGCATTCTTTGTCGCGCCAGTCGTCGCCATCTTCTGCATTCTTATGGGTGCGATGATGATCCTTGCGTGGCCGTTTATTCCATTCCTCTGCTACATGCAGAAAAAGGAGGAAATCAGTAAGGCGAACGGGGAGAGCAACGGTTCATCTGTTGCCTCGGATGGTTCAAAGGAGAGTGAGTGATGGATTACGAAGAAGCAAAAACTTGGCTGATGGGTGAACGCTCAATGTGCAATACCATATTCACAACCTGTGA